CGTATATTGCCTGCTCGATCATACCTTGCTCTGCTTAACCGCGCGCACGATGCTGCGGGACATAGCTGCAGCCACGGCGCTAATAATGTCGGTAGGGTGCTCGTCGAACGCCGGCCGGAAAAACGGGTGCGCTTTAGCCTTGGCCGTGCCGAACTCCACAAGGTGCGCATACCATGCGAACTTTTTGCCGCCTTTGGTCCCGACCTTAATGCCGATGTCGTGCCCGGGGTGGTAGCGCCCGGCTTTGCTCATCCACGACTTGCGGTCCGCCAGTAGCCCGTCATCTACCGGCGCGTTTTGCGTCGCGTACTTAATAACCGCACGGCCGCCAGCACGCAGACCTGTGACGGCCACCTGCCGCTCTGTGCGCTCGGAGAACTTCCCTAGCGCTTTCTCCAGCGCGTCGAAGCCGCGGAGATTAGCGTCTATCTCCATTATGCCGGCACCTGCTCTAGCGCGAGTATTTCCATGTCCGCATTGCGCTCGTCATAGTTAAGCACGTTCTGGATGTCGAAGATCCGGGTGCCGTACTTGATGCGCATAGCAGGCGACAGCCCGGCTAGGTAGCGGATCTTGATTTTATGCGACACCTCGGCGCTCTCTTTATTATTGCTAAAGCGCTCCTGCCCGCCCACGGGTGTAATGGAAGCCCATACGGTATGTATGGTGGCCCACCCGGGCACAGGTTCGCCCATGTCGTTACGCACAGGGGTGTCCTGCTGGATCTCGATGCGATGGCGGAGGCGACCGGCGCGCATTATTCAAACCGCCACACGCGGTACGGCGCCATAAGCGCGTCGTAGCTCATAGGCACGTCATATATCTGCACGGGCGTAGTCTGCTCGCGGTTCTCGAACATGTGCCCGACGTGCAGGAGCATAGCCTGTTTAATCGCCTGCGGCACATCCGCGGCGGCGCCATACCCGGCGATAAACTCCACGGTTACGGCGTTCATCTCGTGCCGCGTAACAGGCCACACTAGCCCGTATGCGGGCAAGATCCGCGCCGGCTCGCTGTACGAGTCCACTTTATACTTTGACGGGTCCAGCGTCTGCTCCACACCGTCCGCGTCTAAATACTTTACATATGACACGCTAACTAGGCGGGGCCTAGGTATATACATGTCATATGAAAAGGAATCATAACGCGCTTGTATTGTCTGCGTGATGAGCGCCCGGCGCAGGTACTTCTCTGCGTTCTCCCTCGCCGCGATGATTAGCGCCGTCAGCAATGTATCACTATCCGCCCCGTCCACGCGGAGGTGTGCCTTTACTTCCGTAAGGTCCAGCGGCTCCGTGGCCGGGGCGGTAGTGACTACATAGTTCATAGCGCAGCAATGGCCTCCGCCGCCGCAGCTTCGATGGCGGCGATATTGGTAGCCGCTGCCGCTTCGAGCTCGGCCTTTTTCGCGCCCGGTTTAACGCAATCCTTTTTCAGCTGTGCCTTGACGGCCGCAATATCCGCGGCGCATTGCTTCTCGAGCGCCGCTTTCGCTTTTGCTTTCGCCTTGGCTGCTGCCTTGGCTGCTGCCTTCGGGCCCACATACGGGCTAGCTGCATGCTGCTCCAGCAGTGCGTCCGCCAGCTCATTCGGTAATTCAATCGTCTGTCCGGCAGCCGCATGGTACTCAGGGCTGCAAAGTGGCACGTTCATAGTAACCTTTTTCATAATTCCACACTCCTAGGATGATTAAAGAGAAGGCCGCCCGGAGGCGGCCCGCCCTGTTATTCCCTTACGGGATCTTGCGGCCGTTGCCGCGGGTTACGGTGGCGCTGTATACGCCGCCGGTGGTAGCACCGGCCACAGTTACAACGCAACGGATGTACCGCTTGCTGCCGATATAGGCCACGCTCTGCAGCGTGTCCGATGCCAGCGCAGCCAGCGTGCCGTCCATGTCCGCCGCTGCTACGTCGGTCCATGTAGTGCCATCCGGCGAGTCCTGCAGCTTCGGCGTGTGCGTGCCGTCGGTAATGGTTCCGGGTGCGAATGTGATCTCGTTAGACGCGAAGTTAGCGAGATCCACAGCCGGGCCATTGACGCTGGCGGTGTACGCTGCGGCAATAATGCCGCGAACGGTGTCGAGTTTTGCTTTCAGTGATTTCATTGTATCACCCCCTTATGCCTGTTTCAGCCGTGCAAAGGCTTCTTCCAGTACCGGCATGCCGTCGATGTGCGTGCGGGCAATGAAGCCGACCTGATTGGCCTCGGCATAGAGTTCTTCCAGACGCTGCAGGCTAAAGCTAGCCTCCTCGGCGATCCAGTAGTTAGAGAAATCACCCAAGATAGCCGTGTACAGGCCGGTAGCAACCGTTCCGGGTGCATACTCGGACATATGTACTGGACGATCCAGCAGGCGATCAGGCTCGCCGGTCGTCAGACCCGTGCGCCAGATATACTGGTTAGTCGTGTCCTTCAGCTTGGCGATAACCTTCACAACGTCGCGATGAATGATCCACTCTGCGGTCTGCTGATACTGTGCCTTGAGGCTGTACTTAACATTGATTAAGTCGTCGCCCACGATGGCAGTAGCACCGGCAGCGGTTACGTCGCGTGCCGTCGAGATGCCCTTAGCCGAAGCCGTGAACACGCCGAGCGGCTGGTTAGCACCGTTACCCGTCAAGAACGCCTTTTCTTCGGTAATGCCGAACTTGTACGCCAGACGCTGCATAACGATCTGCTCGACCGGAACGGCCGAACGGCGCAGCAGTGTGCGGGATACCTTGATGCGTTTAGCCAGCGGCTGCGGGTTCAATTCACGGCCGCCGAATGACATAGCCGAGTCTTCGTTACCTGTGGCCAGTTCGCTGGTCCAGTCCGCATCTGCCGGGTCACTGTCCAGTGACGGGGCGCCGAGCGAATCAGTGCCGACAATCTGGATAACATTGGCCAGACCACGGATAAAGGTCTGGTCGTCCACTGCCTTGATGAGCTGCTCCACGAACTGCTGCGGGGCAACCAGTGCGCCGCCTGATTCCGTGGTGGTCGTGTCCAGTGCTGCACGCAGCGCCGGGTCACTCGCTACTGCGGCAACGCCCGACTTGATAGCCGTAACGAAAGCCTGCATATGCAGTTCCATGGCCTTGTCCACATTGCCGCCGGACTGCGCCACGGTGTCTGTGGTCTGTGCTACAATAGCCGCCATTTCCTTGTCCAGCTTGTCCTGCTTTTCGGTACGTTCGATACGTGCCTGCAGGTCTGCTTGCTCGTCCATGTACTTGTCGTACTGCGCCTGTTCATCGGCCGTCATGGCGCGATTCTCGCTTTCAACCTTCTCATGCAACGCACGGGCTGCATGGATGGCCTTACCTCGCCGCTGCTGCAGATCCGCAAGCAACGTGTTCCCGCCGAAAGCCATCGCTACCGCTGCGCTTGCCGGGTCCGGCATGATGCCAAACGCCACGCAGACGACCAGCAGGCCGAGGGCGAGATAGTTAAAATTGATATTCTTTAACATATCGTTCTCCTTTTTATTTTTAGTCATAGTCCGCTGATCGTCGGCCAGTGGTTGCGCCAACCTACAATTCGAGCTGCAGCAGGTCAAGATGGCGGCGGCGGGCCTCATTCTCGGCCTTGATGCTGTCGGTGCTCGGGCTGGCCAGCTTGGCGTGCATGGCGCGGCCTTTAGCCAGCAGGTCCTCGGGCGCGTGCTTGTACTGCGCATAGTCGAACGCCGCACAGGCCGCCATAGCCATAGGCGCGCTAACCTCGTCCGCGAACCCCTGCGCCGCGGCCTCGTCGCCGGTCAGCCAAGTTTCCGCGTCCATCATGTCGGACAGCAGCGCCTCGTCTAGGCCGGTCTTGTGCTGGTACGTGGTAATCATCTGCCCCTTTACCGTGTCCATCATGTCGGCTGTCTTACGCAGCTCTGCGGCGTCACCGACTACGATATTCCACGGGTTATGGATCATAAACATGGCGTTTTCCGCGATAGTCACAGTGTCCCCGGCCATGGCGACGATAGAAGCAATGGACAGCGCCATGCCTTCGATCTGCACGTTTACGGTCGCCGGGTGCTTCGCCAGCAGGTTGTAAATAGCCACGCCGTCGAACACGGACCCGCCCGGGCTGTTGATATGCACGTTGAGCTCGGTGACGCCCTCGAGCGCGTTCAGCTCCTTGGCGAAACTTTTAGCGCTAACGCCGCCAAACAGGCCGTCCCCGATAGTGTCGAAGATAAACACCTCGGCGCTCTTGCTGTCCGCTTTCGCTTGGATAGTGAACCACGGGCGCTCGGATGCCTGCGGCTTTTTCTTGTTTTTCTTTTTGCCGTTCATGAGCCCGGCGAGAGCCGCACGGCCACCGGGTAGGGTTAAAATAGGTTTATTCTGCATAGCTTTCTCCTGTTACCTATCTACTAGAAATAAAAAAAAAATATGATGCCTCTACGCATGCGCCGCCGTGACGCCGCCGGAAAAAAGCGCCGCCAGCATTAGCAGCGCGTGGGTTAGTTTTTTCATGTCATGGCCTCCTGCCTTGCCGCTATGTTCGCGCGCGCCTCGTCCTCGGAAATAGCCAGCACTTCCGCCACGAAGGCCACGTGCCGGTCATCCTGCAGGGCCTGTACGCCGTGCTTTTCAATCAGTGCCGCCTCTTTGCGCTCGATACGGGCCTCTGCGGCCTGTAGCAGCACAGCAAGCCGGGCCTGCGCATCTTCCACGGTGTCGGTTCCGTCGTCCTCGTCCGCGTCGCCGTCGTCCGTGTCGCCCACTTCGGCCATGTTGAGCGGGATCAGGAACTCGTCCAGCCCCGGCACGGTGTTGCGCCCTTCGATCTCTCGGACTTCATTGCGCGACATATGCCCGTCCTTGATTGCCATGCCATACGCTGCATACCGTGAGGATATATCGCCGCGCAGCAGGCCGTCCACAAGGAACTCGGCGAAAAGCACCTGCTTCTCGGCCGCGGTGAACAGGTCGCGTCGGATAGCTTGCTCCCACCGGATAAGCCACGGGCGCATCGTATGCACCACGAAGTCCAGCCCCTGCTGCTCAATGTTACTGAATGCGCTTTTCTCCAGATCCCCGATCAGGTGCAGGGGCACGCGATATACGCGGGCAATGTCCGCAATCTGAAAACGCCGCGCCTCGATAAACTGGCTATCCTTCGGGTTAATGCTGATCTGCTTATATTGCAGCCCGCCCTCTAGGATGGCCGTTTTATGCGCGTTACCGCTGCCGCGGTGCGTGTTCTCCCATGACTCGCGCAGCCGCTTAATAGCCGCGTCGTCCAGTGTTCCGGGGTGTTCCAGTATGCCGGCCGGGGTGGCGTCGTTGCTGAATAGCCGGGCGCCGTGTTCCTCTGTGGCCAGCGACAGGCCGATAGATTCACGGGCCAGCGCGATCATAGACATACCGGTTACGCCGTCGGAGCCGACCATGTTGCGAACATGCAGCATCTCGGCTTTGAATAGGATGCGCTGCGTTCCGTCCTGCTCGGTGTACGCGTACGCGATATTATCACGGTACCGGAACGGCCGGACACGCTGCGGGTGCAATGGGCGCAGGAGCCGCACAATTCCGTCGCCGCTGCGGACGATCTCGGCATATCCGTTACCCGTCAGCAGCATATGCCCCATGAGCATCTCGCGAAACTCGTAGGACGTCTGCCACGGGTTGGGCTGGTCGTGCAGCAGTGAATAGAGCGGGTCGTCTGTGGCGCG